GGTAGTGTCTAACTCGCTCTGTCCCTAAAATCGCATCATGTCTGAAACGGTATCATAGATAGTCTCGGAATACAACGAATATTGTCAAGCTCTGGCCGAGGCCAATTGCCTCCCAGCGAATAAAAATAGAATTAACTTAAGATTTGGAGAACCTTAAATAGTGGTACGACTATGGTAAAAGTAAAGGAATACATAAGTCAGTCTGAATTTTGTCGTAGACTTGGGATCACGAAACGAACGCTTTTTCTTGCAAAACAGAACGGCAGAGTGAAAGTGGAGCGTGGACCCGAGAACTATAATAAAATGGAATGGCATGAACAACGAAAAAATTTTGTTGATACTTCTGACGATCCAGATCGCTACGATGAATCCGCTATAAAGGAAAGAATCCGATTGCGGAACAGCAAAGCAGAGAAGGAAAAAAAGAAGTCTGGATCATTATCCAAGCGGAGTGGTACCGAACATCCTATGGATAATGTTAAAGAACCTGAGGATGAAGATGGGGACTTTACTCCTGGCATGAACCGAGCTCAAGCCGAAGCAGTAAAGCAGGTATATCTTGCAAAACAAGCGAAGCTCAAATTTTTAAAAGATGCTGGTATATTAATTGAGTCACAAATCGTGAAGAAAGAATGGGAAGAAATTGCTGTTCGTGTCCAGAAAGCAATGATGGCGATACCCGATCGTGTTGCTGAGATATTTGCTTCAATGACAGATGCACATGCAATTCATAAGGACTTAACCAAGGAAATAATTCACGCTCTTTCAAGTTTACATTATCAAGTGAAGTCAGGTGATAAGGATGATCGTATCGAAAAAGTCGTTGAAGACACTGAAGAATAAAAAGACAAAAAAGAAGCTATATCTAAAGGTAAAGCCAAAGAAAAAAATCTTTGACGAACCAACGGATCAAAGATCTCATTTATTTAATGCCTTCGTCCGAGCTCTTGCTCCAAAGCCTCCGCTCACAATTGACGAATGGTCAGATCAGAATCGTATGTTGCCTGAGGCTGCTGCACACGAAACTGGACTCTGGCGTACCGACCGCTTTCCGTTTCTTAAGCGTATTATGCAGCTCCTTTCGCCCAGCGATCCATGTCAGCAGATAGTAGTTATGAAAGGAGCTCAGTTAGGATTCACAGAAGCCGCGATCAATTATATGTTTTATACAATTGATTATTCGCCGGCTCCTATGCTTTATGTTCAAAAGACTCTGATAGATGTGGGAGTTTTCGTAAAGCAACGTTTCGAACCTTCATTGGATGAAATGCCTTCCTTAGCTAATCGTGTAGGGACACAAACTCGTGGCCGTAAGACTGGTGATACTGCTACGGTTAAAGTCTTTCCTGGCGGAATGATAAGGTTTGGAGGTGCAAACTCTGCATCATCATTGCGCTCTATGCCTATTGAAAGATTGATTCTTGATGAAGAAGACAGTTATGAAGCGGATATCCAAGAAGAAGGTAGTCCGTCAGAACTGGCAATTCGACGAACAGCAAACTTTCCTAATAGAAAGATATATCGTTTATCAACTCCAACAATAAAAGAAACGTCTACTATAGAGCCACTATTTGAAGGTGGAACAAGAGAAAGATTTCATGTGCCTTGTCCTCATTGTGGTCATAAGGATTGGATTAAATGGAGTAATATAAAATGGGATAAGGATAAGCCTCTTACGGCTGCTCTTGTTTGTGAAGAGTGTGGTGTGTTAATTGAAGAACGATATAAGACCTGGATGTTGGCGAATGGAGAATGGATTGCTGAGAATCCTGATGCGGAATATCCTTCGTTTCATATATCATCACTTTATAGTCCGTATGGTTTCTATCGTTGGTCAGATGCAGTCAAGCTTTATATTCGTGCTGTAAAATATCACGATAATACATTATTGAAGACTTTTATTAATACAGTTCTTGGAGAAACATGGAGCGAAACTGGTCGATTGATAAAAGCTGGAAAATTAATGGAGCGTAAGATTTCGTATCCTGCCGAAGTTCCTAATGGTGTTTTAGTGCTAACAGGTTCAGCCGATATACAGAAAGATCGTATAGAGGCGGAAATAGTTGGTTATGGTAGAGGAATGGAATCATGGGGGATTGAATATGCAGTATTTAGAGGAGATACAGAGCGCGATGCTGTTTGGTTACAGGTGGATGCATTTTTTAATAGAGGATGGTCAATGGCAAACGGGATGATTTTGCCGGTTTCAATTGTTGCAATGGACAGTGGATATTTGACAAGACGTGTCTATGAATTTTGTAAACAAAGAGCGCATCGTAATATATTCCCTGTAAAAGGTGATGAAGGATGGGGACATGGATATATTGATCGTCCGATGCGGATGAATAAATTTGGTGTCTGGCCATTTCGTGCATTCGTTGATGAGATTAAAAGTAAGTTTTATTCGTATTTACAGATAGAAGAATCAGGTCCAGGATACTGCCATTGGCCAGATAAAGAGTGCTACGATAAAGCGTATTTCTCTCAACTTACGTCAGAGTATCTTGATAAGAAATGGATAAATGGTCGTTACAGATTAAAATGGATATTACCACAAGGGAAGAGAAACGAAGCTTTAGACGTTCGTGTTTTGAGTATCGCAGCTCTTCATATATTAAATCCGCAATTCGATACTTTACAAATACCGCAACAACAATCTTTTCCTGCTATTACGGGAACCCGAAAGCGCAGAAGAGTCTTGTCGCGGGGAATATCAATTTAATGAGAGGAGACAATGATGTCGGCTATAACGTTACAAGATGCGAAACAGATGTTGCAGAAATATATTGCTGCTGAGCAGGCTGTCTTAAAGAATCAAAGTTACACAATAGGGACGAGAACTTTTACTCGTGCAAATCTAACTTCGATTCGGAATGGTCGCATAGAGTGGCAGAATATAGTGAAGCAATTAAGTGGACAGGGAGGCATGAAAGTACGAAGGATTGTGTTTCGGGACGATTATTAAGAACGACATACTAATGCCATACGATTGCCATACTATAAAATAAATTTGCACACTTCGGGGTAAAATGTTATATTTATTATAGCCAAGGAGTGTGCTTTTTATGCCAGACGAAAAAAAACCAAGGACAGGGGTTCGCTTAAATCTTGTTGACAAGATGTTGCGTTATGTAGCTCCACGGTCCGCACTCGAAAGAGTTCGAAGCCGAATGGCTTTTGCAAACCTTGAAGAGCATGGATTTATAACTTCCGGTTCTTCAAAGCGTTCTATGAGAGGATGGAATCCTCCTTCTACAACCGCTGATCAAGATATCATTCCTAAACTTGAAAAATTAAGAGCGTCTTCGCGAGATCTTTACATGAACACTCCCCTCGCGACTGGCGCTCTACGTCGTACCAAAACTAATTCAATCGGCTTTGGATTACGCCTCCAGTGCCGTATAGATAGAGAACTTCTTGGTCTTAGTGACGAAGAAGCCGATGCGTGGGAAAGAAGAACTGAGAGGGAGTTTTTATCATGGGCGAACAGTGTGGAATGCGATGCAGCAAGAACACTCGCGTTTCCTCAATTGATAGGACTCTCTTTCTTTTCTACTTTACTTAGTGGGGATTGTTTTGCATTGACTCCACGCATCCCAAGAAAAGGACAAACTTACGATCTTCGTATACAATTGGTAGAAGGAGATTTCGTAAGTAATCCTTATATGCAGGCTGATACAAATCGGCTTGCAGGTGGAATAGAAGTGGATGATTATTCGGCACCAGTCGCATATCATTTCCGTAAACCACTTCTTGACGATTTTATGACCGCGACTCCTTCTGGCTTGGATAAGTGGATTCGTATCCCTGCTTATGGACCACGAACAGGTAGAAAACAAGTCTTCCATCTTTTTGATAAAGAGCGTCCAGGTCAGCGTCGTGGTTTCCCAATGCTCGCACCTGTCGTTGAAGAATTAAAACAGATCACTCGTCTTTCAAAAGCTGAGATACAGGCTGCAATAATCAATTCTTATTTTACTGTTTTTATAAAGTCTCAGTCTCCTGCTGCTAATATGTTGCAGCAAGGATTTATACCGAACCAAGGAGCAATGTATCCGCTTGGAATTCCAGGTGTTTCAACTCTCAATCCTAATGATGATCGTGACGATATCCTTTACGAGATGGGTTCTGGTAATGTTATTGAGATGGATACGGATGAAAGTATAGAAATCGCTGATCCTAAGAGACCGAATCAGGCTTTTGAACCTTTCTTTCTTGCAATCGTTAAGCAGATTGGTTCTGCATTACAGATACCATTTGAACAGCTCATGCTTCATTTTAGTGCTTCTTATTCTGCCTCTCGGGCTGCTTTACAAGAAGCCTGGAAGTTCTATCGTGAAAGACGTATCTGGGCTGCTATGTATTTTTGTCAACCGATATATAAAGAATGGCTCGTGGAGGCAATATCTAAAGGACGTATTGTTGCTCCAGGATTTTTCAGTGATCCTGTGATTCAAGAGGCATGGAGTGGAGCTGCTTGGACAGGTCCAGGACAGGGACAGCTTGATCCGTTGAAAGAAACGAAGGCTGCTATATTGAAGATTAAGAATCGTCTATCTACTTATGAAGATCAATTCGTGGCAATAGATGGTAACGATTGGACTGGTGCGATGAACAGGTTATCCCGCGAAGAAAAACATTTACGGGATTTAGAATTATTAGCAACTCTTGATGATACCGAACCGACTGTAAGTGACAATGTAAGTGATCAAGTTACAGAGCAGGTAGATCAATTACAGAACGTATAAGAAGGGACCGACGTAATGAACATTCTTCAATGGATAATGGAGCATAAATGGGCGATTACCCCTTCTGCTCTTGAGACTATTTTGGCGATCGTTGAGAAAGATAATTCTCTT